CGACTTCTGTGAGGCATGGAATGACTGCGTTCAACGTGCGCAACATGCTCGACCCCGTCAAGACCTCCCGCGAGGAGGGACGACTCCAAGGCCGCAAAGAGATGCGCGACCAGATCCGCGACCAGTTAGCCACCTTCGCCTCGCGCCACCCCGAGCCAGTAGTGAGTGACGAGCTGTGGACCTTCGTGAACTGGATCGAGCGGGAGCCACTGTCGTGAGCGGCTGGAACCATCCTGAGCCGTGCGCTAGGTGCGGCATCAAACGGCGTCGCCGAGCCCAGGACTCCGCCATGTGCGCCGCCTGCCGCGAGATCCCCAGCATGGACATGCCCCGCTGGACCGAATGGGCCGCGTGCAAGAACCCCGCCTACGACCCTGACTGGTGGTGGCCCGAAAAAGCCGAACCCGATGAGCGCGCCGAAATCGCTGTCGCCGTCTGCCGCACCTGCAAAGTGCGAGACCTCTGCCTTGACTACGCCATCCAGCACAAGGAAGACCACGGCATTTGGGGCGCCCTTATGCCCGCAGCTCGCAACGCCCTTGCCAAGCAGCGCCGACGCCACCGGGGCGTGGCCTAATGCCGCGACTCATTCCCGACACAGACGACCTGGCCCGCATGACGCCAGCGCAGAAAGCCAAGATCCGCCGCTACATCGCACGCGTCGCCCTAGAACTAGACAACTACGCAGGCGAACTCATTGACAGCAGACGGGCGCAACGTCAGCGCGACCTCGTCGCCTGGGGTGAGGCCATCCGGCAGCACGCCCGCAACCTTGAGGCCGCCCGACCGCCTGAGCCGCCACATCTGATTGAAGCCCGCCGCCAGACCCTCCTCGACGCCACCCGATAGGAGCACCATGTTCACCCCACCTGCGCGCCGCATAGACAAAATGGCCTTCGGCAAGCCCACCCACTACTACGAAGACGCCAACGGCAAGCGCATCCCCGGCGTCACCACCATCCTCAACGAAGGCCTACCTAAGCCAGCCCTCATCAACTGGGCCGCCAACGCCACCGCCGAAGCGGCCGTCAACCGCTGGGACGAACTTACCGACATGGGCCCAGCCGACCGGCTCAAGATCCTCAAGGCCGCCAGGTACGAGGACCGCGACGCCGCCGCCAAGCGAGGCACTGAGGTGCACGCCATCGCCGAACGCCTCATCTTTGGCGAAGAAGTGGCCGTCCCCGACGAGCTGCGCGGACACGTCGAGGCCTACGTCAAGTTCCTTGACGACTGGGCACCCAACCCCGTCCTCACCGAAGTCACCGTCATCAACTACACCCACGGCTACGCCGGAACCCTAGACATGATCTTCAACCGCGGCGACGGCAACATCCTCGCCGACATCAAGACCACCCGCTCAGGCATCTACGGCGAAACCGCGTTGCAGCTCGCCGCCTACCGCTACGCCGAGGTGTACCTCGACGGGCAAGGCGGCGAACACCCACTCCCAGACATTGACGACACCTGGGCCATCTGGGTCCGAGCCGACGGCTACTCCGTCATCCCCGTCAACACCTCCCCCAGCGTCTTCGACGACTTCCGTCGCGTCGCCGCCACCTCCCGCGCCGCAAAGCGCCTCTCTACTTACGTCCTCCCCGAACTGGAGCCCACCCATGTCTGACCTTGTGAAGCGTGACACCGACGGCTGGGCAGCCGTCCTCCCGGCCGTGGGAGACCTGGCCGGCAAAGTCGCCCAGACCGAGTTCGTTCCCGATGCCATGCGCGGCAAGCCCGCCGTGGTAGCAGCTGCGATCCTGTACGGGCGCGAACTCGGTCTGGAGCCCATGACCTCCCTGCGCAGCGTCAACATCATCAAGGGCCGCCCCGCACTCACCGCCGAAGCGATGCGCGCGATGGTGCTCGCCGCAGGCCACGACATACGATTCCAAGAGATGACCTCGGCCCGGTGCGTCATCGTCGGGCGCCGCAAAGGCCAAGACGACACCACCACCGTCACCTTCACAATGGACGACGCCAAGAAAATGGGCGTCGGCGGCGGTCAGCAGTACGCCAAGATGCCCCGCCAAATGCTCGCCGCCCGAGCCACCAGCGAGCTCTGCCGCCTCATCTTTGCCGACGTCATCGGCGGCCTCATCTCCGACGTCGAAGCCGAAGACGCCGACCCCGGCGAAACCCTCGCCACCGTCACCCCCATGACCACCGCCAGGCGCAAGAGCCCAGTCAAGGCCGAGGCGAAGGCGCCCGAGCCAGCACCACCGACGCCCACCGATGACGAGCCCGTCCTTGACGACGACGTCATCGAAGCCGAGATCGTCGAGGAAACCCAGGCCGACGCCGAGCCCGCCCTTGACGCCGTTGACCAGGCCATCGCCAACGTCACCGACGTCATGGAGGCCGAAGTCATCGAGGAACGTGTCACCGGCATGGCCGCCGCCAGAGCAGCCCTCAACGAAGCCAAAGCAGGCAAACCCACCGGGCCCATCACCGCCAAGCAACTCAAAGCCCTGCAAGCCGGATTCGTCGCCTGCGGCATCACCGACCGAGACCAGCGCCTACACATCGCCGCCAGCCTCGCCGGCCGCCCCGACCTCGCCACCGCCAACGACCTCACCGCCGCCGAAGCCAAAGACGTCCTCGACGGCCTCGGCTTCGCCCAAGCCACCGACAACCCCGTCGCCACCCTCAAGGAGGCAACATCGTGAGCATCTACCTGCCCGGCTTCAAGGCCCGCCTCGGAGCCGACCCCGAACTCACCACCAGCAGCAACGGCTCCGCCATCTGCAAGATCCGCGTCGTCACCAACCGTCGCCGCATGGTTGACGGCGACTGGCAAGACACTGACACCAGCTGGTGGCAAGTCACCTGCTTCGGCAAGACCGCCGAGAACGCCGCCGCCACCCTCGTCAAAGGCGACCTCGTCATGATCGAAGGCCGCGTCAAGCAGCGCGAATGGGAAAAGGACGGGGTCAAGCGCACCACCGCCGAAGTCACCGCCGACGAGGTCGCCAAAGTCTGCAAAGCTGGATGGAAAGCGCCAGCCCAGGAAGGCAGCCCCGACCCCTGGGCCGCTGAAGCAGCGCCCTTCTGATGGCCGTCGACACCTACACCGGCAGCCTCCTTGACCTCATCGCCGACGATCACATCCACGCCGACGACCGAGCCGAGATAGAGCGGGTCATCCTCGCGGTCGCCCTGGAATACGACGGCCACATCGACCCCAACACCGTCCGACGCCGCCTCCCAGCATGGGTCCAGCCGCAACTGGTCGGCCCCACCTACCGCGCCCTCTGCCTAGCCCGAGAAATAGAACCCGCAGGCTGGACAACCAGCACCGACACCCGCGGCAGAAACTCAGGAAAACCCGCCCGCACCTACCGCCTGGTGCCCGAAAAGGACAAGGAAGTGCCCTTCTAATGGCTATGCCGTGGGTCAGATTGGACACAGGATTGCCCGATCATCCGAAGATTCTGGCCCTCATCGAGGCCAAAAAACAGCGCGCCGCCCTCGTCTACGTCTTTGGATTGGCCTACTCAGGACGCCACGAAACCGACGGCTTCGTGCCCAAAATGGCCCTGCCATTCCTCCACGCCACACCAGCTGACGCCAACGCACTCGTCGATCTAAGGCTCTGGCACCACACCGAAGGCGGCTATCAGATCAACGACTGGGACGAATATCAGCCCACGTCAGAAGCGTCACGGCACCGCCAAGAAAGCCTCAAGCGGGCCAGCCGCAAAGGCGGCTGCATCAAGAACCACGGCCCCAACTGCGGCTGCTGGAAGACCGACCCCACACCTGCCTAATGCCACCTGCCTTATGCCACCTGGCACATGGCAGTGCCATGACGAGTGCCTACGGACGGACGGACGGACGGACTTACGGACGTAGTAGTTACTTCCGAGGAAACATGACTCTTAGTTACGCGCGCGAAAGGAAACCAAATTGAGCGCCGAAACCAACTGCCAACTCCCCCACCGCGAACCCAAAAGCGCCGTCGACGGCACCCTCGTCTGCCCCGGCCACACCCGCTGGCTCAGAGAATCCATCGACGACGTGGTCATCACCTACGCCCTCCTCCCCGATTTCTACGAGCCCGGCACCGCCGTAGACGACGGCCACCAGGTCAAAGGCAAGCGCGTCGACCCACCCGCCCCCGTCCGCCTCGACGTCGTCGCCCTCCTCGACCGGCGCACCATCGCCCGGCACCCCGGCGACATCGTTCCCGTCCTCGCCATCCTGGAGGCCTGGGCGCGGCTAGTCCGCGAGGAGCGCAAGGTCCAGCCCTGCCGAGCCCAAGCCACCGTTACTAGCGAAGCCGGCACCCTCCTCGGCCATCTGGACTGGATCATCTGCCAGCCCTGGGTGGACGAGCTTGCCCGAGAAATTCGCGAAGTCAAGTCGGCACTCCACTCCGCCATCGGCGACCACGCACCCCGACCCGTCGGCACCTGCCCCGTCATCCACCCCGAGATCGGCGAGTGCGGCGGCAAGCTCTACCAAGACCGCTACGGCGGCATGAGCGTCACCTGTCGCAAATGCGGCGAGACCTGGGGCGAGACCGAGCTGCGTCGGCTCGGACTAATGACCCAAGCGATTTGACAATGACACTCGCATCCATCATTCTGGGCGTGGCGAAGTATGCCTGCACCCGGTTAGCCGACATCGGCTGCCGGGTTCTGTCATTCAAGGGAGAGGACATGGCGCAACAGACCAAGCCCCGCGCCAAGCCCGACCCTGCCCAGCCCATCGTCACCGTCGAAGACATCGACGAAGCCCTCGTCTACACCAGCCTTCGTGCGCAGCGCGACGACGACTGGCACCGATGGGCCGACGCCCTCCTCGACCAGCGCAACCGCATCGCCCGCTCCGGCCCACGCCGCGAGACCAGAGTGATGCAGCCCAACGAATACCCAGAACGCTAGTGATCCGCCGACCCTGCCTCGACTGCGGCACACTCACCACCAACGCCACAAGATGCGAACCATGCCGACTGGGTAGGCAACGCCAACGCCAACGCGGCCCACGACCCCACTACGGCGGCGATTACCGCAAGCGAGCCAAGCAAGTAAGGCAATCCCCCTGGGGGTGCTGGCTATGCGGCAGGGACACGCTAGAGCCAGGTGACATCTGGACAGCAGATCACTTAATACCTGGAGACCCGGCCTCCCCGCTTGCAAAGGCTCATCGGTCGTGTAACTCACGCAGGGGGGCCACCCCCCTCCCTCCGGCATGACCGGGAGCGGGTCGGAAACTGCGCGGGCATGAGCGCCCGGTACCCGCTGAGTATGCATACAAATAACGCCGCAAAATTCGGCTTTGGATTTGGAGGTTGTGCGGTGGCTACCCGCGGTCGACCTCCGAAGCCTGTCGAGCAGCATCGCCGCACTGGCACGTTCGATGCCTCGCGCCACAATCGCGGTGCCTTGGTTGCGGTTGAGCCAGTTGACTTGGCACCGTTTCAGCGCCAGGCCGCTGACCTGTTCGCCGACATCATGCAGGCGGGCTCGGCTTGGTTTGCCCGCACCGATGGGGTGCAGCTGGCGATGTTGCGCGAGTCGCTTGAGGAGCGTGAGCGTCTGCTTCCGGTGGCGGAGTCGTCGACTGAGGCGCGGAAGCAGCTGCGCGAACTCAATCGTGAGATCGCTGACTGGCTGACTCAACTGGGTTTCAACCCGACGGCCCGTGCCCGCCTGGGCTTGGCCGAAGTCAAGGCCGCCTCGACGCTGGAGAAGTTGCAGGCCAAGCGGTCCAAGTAAGGGAGCCACCTGCGCATGGCAGCCCGAAAGATTAAAGGATGGCCGCCGGCCATCCTGACCCCTGTTCCTGCTGCGGATATCAAGCGCGGCGACGGCCCCCTAGTCACCGAATTCATTGAGGCGTTGTGCCCCCAGGTGAAGGACTCGGTCGGCGGCCGGGCTGGTGAGCCTTTGCTGCTGCGACCTTGGCAGCGCAAGCTGATGGATCACCTTTGGGCACGTCGAGCCGATCAGCGCTTGAGGGCCAAAGTTGCCCTCGTCGGCTTGAGCAGGAAGAACGGAAAATCGGCGCTGGGCTCAGGGATCGCGCTGTACGGACTGTTTATGGGTCCGCGAGGCGGCGAGGTTTATTCGTGCGCGGCTGACCGGGACCAGGCGCGCATCGTGTTCGGCGCTGCCAAGCAGATGGTGGAGATGTCCCCGGACTTGGCTGAGCAGGCGAAGTTGTATCGGGACGCTATCGAGATCCCGGCGACGGGCTCGGTGTATCGGGTGCTTTCCTCCGAGGCTTTTACGAAGGAAGGCTTGTCGCCGACGCTGGTCGTTTATGACGAGCTGCACGCCGCTCCGAATCGTGAACTCTGGGACGTGATGACGCTGGCGCAGGCCGCGCGCTACGACGCCTTGACCTTGGCGATTACGACTGCTGGGGTGCGGACGGATTCCACGGGCCAGGACTCGGTCTGTTATGGCCTGTACCAGTACGCCCAGCGGGTCGCGGCCGGCGAGGTCGAGGACCCGTCGTTCTTCGGCGCTTGGTGGCAGGCGGACCCGGACTGCGACCACCGCGACCCAAAGAACTGGCAGATTGCCAACCCTGGGTACGGCGACATCCAAGACCCCGAGGATTTTGAGTCTTCGGTGAAGCGGACCCCGGAGGCAGAGTTCCGCACCAAGCGCACCAACGTCTTCGTTTCCTCGCAGCAGGCTTGGTTGCCGCACGGTGCTTGGGATGAGTTGCCGACGATGGCGCCGGTGGATGACGGCACCCCGGTCGTGCTCGGCTTCGACGGTTCGTTCTCGGGTGACACGACGGCGATTGTCGGCGTGACGATTGAGGAGACCCCGCGCGTCTGGCTGGTTGATATGTGGGAGAAGCAGCCCACCGACCGCGATGACTGGCGGGTGGACATTGGCGGCGTTGAGGCTCGGATCTTGGAGACGTGCGGCCGGCTCAATGTGGTTGAGGTTGCGTGTGACCCGTACCGCTGGCAGCGGTCGATGGAGGCACTGGCCGAAGCCGGGGTTCCGATTACTGAGTACCCATCAAGCAGCCCAGCTCGCATGGTCCCATCGACGGCCAAGTTCTTTGACGCGGTGGTATCAGGCCAGGTCGCGCACGATCATGCTCCCGCTCTTGCCCGCCACCTGGACAACTGCGTCATCAAGACCGACCAAAAAGGGCCCCGAGTCGTGAAAGAGCACCGGGGCTCTCCAAGAAAGATCGATGCCGCGGTCGCGGCGATCATCGCTTTTGACCGGGCTACCCATCGCCGCGAGGCGGAGCCCGAAGCACCTGTCGCCAGTTTCTTTTCCGTTTAGGAGCGTCTATGCGCATCGCACTTGCTTTGCAGATTGCTGGCTGCGCTGCGCTCATTGTCGGGTGCGCCCTTGTGGCGCCTTGGCTCGGTTTCGTTGTCGCTGGGGTCTGCGGCCTGGCTTTCGGTGTCGCGCTTGAGAGAGGCCTCTGATGCTCGGGAACTTGTTCGGCGGTCAGCCGATGGAGGAGCGGAACCTCTCCTACCAGCAGGTGTGGGGCTCCGGAATTGACGTGTCGGGCTTCGCCACTTGGGCGGGCACGGTTGTCAACCAGAAGAACGCCCTAGAGATTGGTGCGGCCTACGCTTGCGTGCGCCTGCTGTCGGACACGATCTCGACGCTGCCGGTGGACACGTTCATCCGCCGCGACGGCAACCGGCTCCCCTACCGGCCGCGGCCCGCTTGGGTGTACGAGCCCGAGGGCCCCGGCTCCAGCCGGATCGAGTATTACAAGCAGATCGTGGTCTCCATGCTGCTGTCACACGGGGCCGTGGTGCAAATCCTCCGCAACGGCAACGGCGAGATCGTCGCGCTTCAGCCGCTCGACCCGACCCGGGTGGACATCCGCCGGAACCCGGCGACCCGTTTGCGCGAGTTCGTCATTGACGGCGGCCAGGCCGTGCTGCCCGGTGAGGACGTTCTCTACATCCCCGAGATGCGCCGACCTGGCTCGCTCAAGGGTGTCAGCCGCGTAGACGAGCTGAAGCAGACCCTCGGCCTAGCAAAGGCGCTGGATGAGTTCGCCTCGCGGTACTTCTCCAACGGTGCCAACACCTCGGGAATGATTGAGTTCCCCGGCAACCTGACGCAGGAGCAGGCCAAGGATCTGGTCGACGCTTTTGAGGCGGGCCATAAGGGCTTGAAGAAGGCTCACCGTCCTGGCGTGCTGTCGGGTGGCGCGAAGTTTGTGAAGACGGGCTCGGATGGCGAGCAGGCTCAGATGCTTCAGAGCCGCCAGTTCGCGGTCGAGGAAGTGGCGCGCGTGTTCCGGGTGCCGCCGTCCATGATCGGCTTGAACACGCCCGGCGCCATGTCCTACGCCTCCGTGGAGCACAACGCCATCCAATTCACCCGCTACTCCCTCACCCCGCTCATCGCCGCCATTGAGGAGGCCCACAACCGCCTCCTGCCCGGCGACGTCTTCCTGCGCGTCAACATGGACGGGCTCCTTCGCGGTGACTCGGCTACGCAGGCTTCCGTGTTCTCTACG